CCCATCGCCTGCGAGATAGCGGCCTCCACGCACATCTTGCCATCGGCGCGTCCCACGCCAGTGCACAACCCACGCGCAAGTATCGCCTCGAATACAGGTTGGTTGAATGCTGATAGATCGGTCATTTCAGGTCATCCTTTCGTGTTTGTTTCGTGAGCATCGAAGCACCCCGCGGCATCGAGCCCGGTGAGCAGAGTGGGCGCCTCCTCACCGTGCAGCTGTCGGCAGATCGACTCAGCGGTCTGGACGAGCACAGGACGGGGCAGCGTGAGGGTGCGCAGGTAGTGCGCGATAGAGTCGTGCGCCTGCGGGCGCATGGAGTGCGCACGGCACCAGGCGCGGTAGTGTGGCAGGGTCATCAGAGCACCGGCGTCCCGCCATGGCGGGCGTCGAAGTCGGCCAGATCGCGCAGGGCAAGCGAGTAGGCCGCCCACTCCTCGGCGTTCGAGTCGTCTGGCAAAGAGGCCGGTGACGCAGACTTCACAGCGTCGACGATGTCGTTGCGTGAGTCCCGGTAGTTGTTCTTGCTGGTCATGCCAATCCGTATTGCACGAGTGGTGCCACAACGAAACCATTGAGCTTTGCGTGGAGTCGATGCTCAAAACCACGACATACGCGTCATGGTCTGGCTACTGCGCTAGCCACCAGTCATGGCGTCAACAGCACGGTCTTCGTTCCGATCGCGAATGTGTTGCTTCGCATCAGCGCCGTCAGCTCGTTTTGCGAGTGCACGCCGAGTTTGCCGAACACGTGCTTGAGGTGATTGCGCGCGGTGTGCTTGCTGATGCCGAGCTTGGTGGCGACGGCGGTGAGCGTCATGCCAGAGCACAGGCAGTCTGCGATCTCGCGCTCGCGTGGGCTGAGCTTCATTTGCACGCCTCCATCAGCTCGATCAGCTTGTCGGCCATGCGCGCGTGGTGCCTCCTGGCAGCAGCTCCAGCAGCGTCAGCAGCAGCGTCAGCAGCGCGAGCAGCGCGAGCAGCGCGAGCAGCTCCAGCAGCGTAATCAGCAGCGGAAGCAGCGTCAGCAGCAGCGTAAGCAGCAGCGTAAGCAGCGGAAGCAGCAGCGTAAGCAGCAGCGCGAGCAGCTCCAGCAGCGCGAGCAGCTCCAGCAGCGTAAGCAGCAGCGGAAGCAGCGCGAGAAGCAGCGCACCACTCAGTTGCGCTCGGCTCGTCTCCCGCAATGCGCCGCTCGAACAGCGCCACCACGGTAGCGATTGCGGCCTTAACTGCATCGTCAGCATGCCTGACCACGCCATGCCTCGGATCGCTGAGCATCCACACGGCGAGGCGCGGCCACACCAGCGACAGGTCAGCGCCCGTCGTGATAGATTTCGCGAAGCGCTGCGGCCACAGCTTCGCGCGCGCCTTGGATTGCCTCTCGAACAAGCGATCCTGCAGGTATGCCAGCTCAATCGGTATGCCGAGACGCTCTGCTAGCGCCGTGTGGTTCGAATATGCGCCGATGTCCCGCTCGCGCAGGTCGACGTGATCGATGCGCGCAATGCTCCGCAGGCCGCATGCGACCGCGCAGCCGCGCCATTCCTTGCCCTCGCCGTGTCCGTACGAGCCTTGGCTGATGGCGTCCATGCGCGCGTGCCACGCCAGTTCACGCAGGAAGCGCGCGCGGAATGCCTTATCACCGTTGTATCCGACTAGATTAGTCATTCTGCTGATCCAATCTTGTTTGCGGCCTCGAGAGCGAGCTCAAGCGTGGACGCTGCGACAGCGTGAGAACCGATCGGCGTCTGCGGGTACCAATGCACCACCCATACCTGTCCGGTGGCTAACATGGTCTCCCTGTCGACGAGATCAGCGGTGTTCCAACAGTCCCCAATCCACTCGGCTACGCTCTCGTAGTTGGTGGCGTGCGGCTGGTGCTCGATCGTGAGATTGATGTGCTTCGGAAGCGTCTGCGTGCTGGTCATGTTCCCTCCACCAGCCAACCTACGCTACGCTCACCTGGGCTGCAAGCGGTAATCGAGCGCCTCTTGGACGGCGCGTCGGATTGCCTCGCTGTGGGTGACGCCCATGGCACTGGCCAGGCGCTCGAGGCGCAGCTCGTCGGCTGGGCACAGGCGCAGCGTGCGCACGTGCGTGGTTGGCCCACTGGGGTCTCGCGGTACTGGGCCGGGGCGTTTGCCAGGGGGTTCCACGATCACGCGCAGCTCTTTGGAGGGCCGGGGCTTGGGGCCGCTTCGCTTGGCGACAGTCATGCTCGCGCCTCCTCTTTCTCGGCGTCGGCGTCGGCATAGCTCGCCCGCGGCGCCGCGCCCATTACCCGGGTATAGCAGCGCGTGCACAGCTCGACGTAGTGGGCGCCGTCATCCTCCGCGTCTACGGCGTAGGTACTGCCCCCGCCGTCTCCTCCGCATGATCCGCACATCACGAATTCTCCGATGCGCGCTCGGCGCGAATGCGTGCGCGGGTTTCTTTGATGCGCGTCGTAAGTTCGCGCTTCATTTCCTCGGCGACTTTGGCCGCGTCGCAGACAGTATCGAGGCGACGCGCTACGGTATTCTCACGCTTCGAGTCGCGCACTACCGCGTGCACGTGCCAGATCTTCTCGACGGTGCCCACATAGGACCCGTCGGCGTTTTTCGGCGCGAAGTCGGTGTACTTCGCGATGGCCTCGACGCCAGGTGCACCCAATGCCGCCGCCAACTCAATCGCCTGTTCTCTGCTCAGCATGGTCAGTCTCCTGGTCTGGCGAACCCCTCGTCCGCCTCACAAGAACCAGTATTACCTATCTGCTGACCATACGCAATACCGATTACTTGTCACTTCGGGCCAAGCTTGATCTCGTCCCATGGGTCTCGGTGATCGAGCTGCTTGGCGGCCTCGAGAGCGAGAGATGCACGGGATTGGCGCTGAGCCCAGGAGCGGCGCTGTTCCGCGCGTGCTCGGAGCTTCAGGCCATGGACGAATTGCGCGCGCGGGGTTTGCTTCTCACGCTTTGGCATCGGCCACCTTGCAGCGGGCGACGATGTCCCGGAAGAGCCAGATCTTGAGCAAGCCATCGGCGACGCGCTCGACAGTGGCGCCGTCGCCGAGGTTGTCGATGCGCCTGCCCCAGCTGCCATTGATGTGCTGGACCAGCTCCATCACCGTGCCTTCATCCTGGCGAGCAGCTCTTGCGTGATGGCACCGGCGAGCTTGCTGGTGATGAGCTCGACCATGCCCTCACCGTCTCCGCTGCGCCGGTACCGATCGAGGTCGAGCCCACGCACGGCAGTGTCGTATTCGCGGCCATTGAGCGTGAACGCGACGTGAATCGAGTGCGTGCCGCTGGCCACGTCAGGCGCCATCTCGACGGCTACAACGCTGAACGCGTTGTAGCCAACCACGTGCGCCTTGATGACGCGCTTCAGGGCGGCGGCCTCTAGCTCGCGAAGGGCCTGGACTGACGCATCAGTCGGAGCGCGATGCTCGTGCACGTCGATGCGCTCGGGACCGCTGTAGCCGTGGTTGTGCCTGGTATACCTGTCGAACATGAACCCACCTCCAGCCGACAGCATACCGCATGCAGGCCGCCCGGACCAGCGCCGAGAGCGATGACGCAGTGCGTAGCAACTCTTGTAGCCGCACCGCGTCATGAGCTGAAGTGAGCAGTGGAAAGCAATTGCGAACAGGCCGCCTAGCGATTGACTGAGGAGACAAAAGATAGACCGAGCTACCCGGCAAAGTACGATTAATCGATTCTCACTTGGATACATACATGTGGCGTGTGGTATAAGTTGGGTACACCCTCATGGATCCCGGATCGAAGCCCCAGAGTTGCGCCAGCTGTACACCTGGTGTTTTTGCACGTGGCGCACATGGGGTGCACCGGTTACCCGCCGAGTACAGACCAGCAAGGTCAACGCACCCCACCGTGCAATCTCCGGCGACGACGCAGCCGACCACCCGCGACGACAGCGACCAGCGGGAGCGGGTACGTAGACGTGACGGGAAGAAGCAGACAGCACGAGGAGAGATGCAAAGGAGAGTTCGCACTGCGTAAAACATTACGCACCTCAAGCGGTTAACCGGAAAGCCGAGCACTTGTGAGTACTTAGAGAGCGAAGCTCGAGTACAGGTGAGGTTTGAGAGAGAGCAGCTCGCGCTGGGCGGGAAGGAGAGGCCGGCGGCGCGGGCAAGAGTTGCGCCAGCTGCGCATGTTGCTGGTGTCAACATTCTCGGCGCAGGTGCGTAAGCTTCTACGCATGACATCCCGCCGCAACAGGCATGACAGCGATGTCGTGGTGGCCACCACAGTGGCCATGACATGCGTGGCGCGCAGCTATGACAGCTCACCGCGTGGGCTATGACATGAGAGGAGCGCGCGCGAAGACGGGGTGGCCGTGTAAAGATCAACCGGCACCCGTATCTTAGATGGGTCCCATCGATACCGGCAGAGCGTAGCGAGTGTTCACTGAAATCAGCACCGATATCTCAAGCAAAACGGTATCTCCTATGCTTGACGATGTCCTGCATGCGGGAGAGAGATGTTCCGTACTCCTTGGCCAGTCCTTTGGTTGACCTGCCCGCGGCGTGCTTGTCGCGCATCTCCCTGATTTGCTCGTCAGACCAGCGCCGTGAGGACTGTCTCCCCGCGGTGCACATGTCGCGCGTGTTGTCTTCATGCGTCCCGGCGTATAGGTGCTTGGGATTGCAGCAGGCCGGGTTGTGGCAGGTGTGGAGCGCCCATAGCCCGTTGAGAGCTACGCCACCGAGCCATTCGATGGCGAACACGGGGGCGGTTCTCACGTAGCCCTGACGGCTCCAACTGAACGTCCCGCGCCCGTTCTTGAGTGCTGACCCAGCTGTCCATGGCCAGCACTCGTCGGGACCGAGCACGGATATCTTGGACAGAAACCGCATGTAGTCTTTTGCGCTTGGTGTAGGTGAATCCATATAGCAAGCATATAGGGTACACCATATTGATGCCATTAGTTTTCAGCACCCAAATCTCGAGCATCTCTGCTACGCTACCTCTCGGAGGTGGGCGTTATGCTGTCTGACTGGACGCGGGTCGAGCTTGGCGATGTTGGCGTTTGGGCTGTCCCGCGAACCCCTGCCGGTCGCGTGGCGGCTGCCGAGGCGTTGCTGCGTCCGCTCTCGCACTACGAGATGGACGAGAACGGCGACGCGGTCCCTGTGTACGGCGAGCCGCTGATCGATGCTGCTGGCTACATGGCCATCGTCTCTGGCGCATCGGTTTACAGTCCTACTGTCGCCCTCGATCTCGGTCCGCCCGACGCCCAGGAGGCGGAGATAGCGCGCTTCAACGCCGCCGTTGCTGCCAAAGACGCGACCGCGCACCGACGCACGGCCCCGCGCGGCACGTGGTGTTGAGCGCTCAGCCTGCGCGTTAGGAGTCCCCTTTGCACGCGGCTAGCCCGTTGTGCTAGGGTGCGCAGTGGCGGGCAAGAGAAACGGCAACTCGCGAGGCCCATACCCTCGAGAACTCAGTTCAATTCTGAGGCTCCGCTACCAACTTCGATGGGGAGGTCACGCATGAGTCCATGGCAAACGTTCGCGCCACCGCTCGGCTACAAGCTACTGCGGTCGGAGTACGGCGGCGGCAAGAGTACGCACGTGTTCGTGTCGCTCGACGGTCGTGAGGAGCGCACGTGCGAGGTGATGCCGGGCGAGGACGAGCTGCGCACGCTGGAGAAGTGGCGCGCCACGGTGCCGGCGTACGTGGAGCCGCTGCCCGAGGTGGGCGAGCCCGTGGATGTGCCACGGAAGCGCAAGTGAGCATCCGGTTCGAAGTCGCCAATGAGCCTAGCGCTGAGGTGGCTGCGGCCGTCGCGCGCAACGCGGTGAAGCTGGCGGAGCGCTTCGAAGGCATGACAGCGGCCGAGTTCGAAGAGCTGGTGCGATGCGTCGCCATGGGCGCGCTGACGTTCGAGGAAGGCACGCTCGAGGTGAAGGCCACGTGTAGGACTGGCCACGGCGCGCCCGAGGGTGTACAGTAGGCAGGCCTGAGGCGAGGACCGGCCAAACTGTGGTCAGGTGTTTGGTCGACCCCCCCTCTGTTCTTGCCTCAGGCGCTTACACAGGATCCTTGTGCAGGAGGGCGCGTACGGCGCAGTCCTTTGCCTCGAGCAGCTTGCGAAGCGCGGTTGAGCGCTCAGCGCTGCGTGGTAGCTCGAGAGTCTTCTCGGCGAGCACGCAGAATGGCGCGCTGACGGCCTGTAGATGCTGTGGCAGGTGCGAGTACGCGAAAAACTGCATGATCGGCTCTGTGGTTGACTTCTCTTCCATGTGTCTCCTCATTTCTCCGCTATGCGCGGCAAACACCTGAAGCCCGGCCAGTCGCGGCGCAGGTTGCTCAGCCTCGTCTCGGGCGAGATGTCGGTGGCCTTGGCCATGAACAGCTCCGCCTTCGTGAGAGGCTTGCATGGCAGCTCGTCGCCACCGTAGATCAGCCAGTTGACGTCGACCTTGTAGAAGTACGCCAGGATGCGCAGCCCACGGATATCAGCGCCGTTGATAGAGCTCTCCCACCGTGCAATCTGCGGCTTGGTCAGCTTGGCGTACTTGGCGACGGTGAGGATGCGTAGACGACGGCACTTGCGCACGTAGCGCAGGCGACCGCCGACGGTGTTGAGGTCACAGATCTTGGTCGCCATCGGGTACGCCTTTCGTCGAGCCGCACGTATCGCAACAGACCTCGCCGCCGAAGTGACGGCGCACCAAACCCATACCGCAGTCGGTGCACGCGATCGCATTCCACGCTCCTTTCGGGCGAGGCTTGCCACGACCATCGTAAGCCGCGTATGGCCGCGGGTCGCGAGGAACGCAGAACTGCGAGCCTGTAGGCTTGACGAACAGGCCGGCCTGCATGCGCCCGTCGTTCCACCACTTGCGGTCACACTTCACGTGCAATCTCCTCTCGCTTCAGATCCACGTCGTGCAGCAGCCACAGAAGCGTCACGTCGCAGTAGCACGCCAGCTTGCACAGGTCTTCCATGGTCGGGCGCCGCGTGCCAGACTCCCACCGGTGCATGGTGCGCAGCGACACGCCCACCAGCTGCGCCAAGTCGGTCGCCGACAGGCCCGAATGCGCGCGCGCTTCGACGATGCGCTTGCGCAGCAGCCGGGTCAGGAATCGCATGGGCTACCATTCGCGTCCCAGTGGCCGAGGTCAGCCGGTCGAGTCGGCTCTAGCCAGTATTCGACCGATCCGATGGGCGCAGGCGGCACTCGGCTCGGCGGGAGAATTGCGACGATGACGTATGACTCGCCCTTCATGAGGACCGTATCACCGATCAACAAGTGATGCTCTCTGACTCTGACGTACGGCATGGCCAGCACCTTAGCACAGCATTAGACCCATGCGGTCTAAAAATCGACCAAGCGCTAGCGGCAACTCGAGTAGCCACGTACCGTGTGAGCAGTGGCTACCGTATCTACCACCCGCAGAGCTGGGCAGGCGTTCGACGCCTTCGAGGCTGAGCAGTACGCGCAGGCCCGGGCGAGCGGCCAGACGATCGGCGTGTCGGCTACGTCGGCTGGAGTGGGGATGGCAGCGGCCAAGACGCTGGAGAAAGACCCGGAGGTGCGCGCGCGTATTGCCGAGCTGCGCGAGGGGTCGAAGACGATCACCACGGTCAGCCCAGCGTGGATTCTCGAGCAGCTCAAGATCAACGCACTCGAGTCGCGCGAGGGCCGCGAGTACACGACGATCAACAAGGCCGGCGAGCCTGTCGAGGTGACGAGCGCGCCGAACTACAAGGCGTCGAACGAAGCGCTCCAGATGATGTATGAGATCATCAAGACAGACGACAGCATACTGAACGGTCTGGGCGGCGGACTGCCCGCGGGTTCGAAGGCGATGATGCAGGAGATCCAGAAGCGCCTGAGCGCGCCGACTCCGCAGCCGATCATCATCACGCAGCACGAAGCCGTCGAGGCTGAGCTGTGATGGCCAACATCCCAGTAGTGATGGGCGCCGCCATTGGGTCGCCCATGGCGTACCGGCCGAAGTGGGTGCCGAGCAACATCCCGTGGGGCGAGTGCGACCGTGAGCGGCGCATGATGCTGAACGCTGCATGGAGCGCAGGCGTTCTCGGTCATTTGCTCACGCCGTCGCAGCTGCGCACTGACGCCAAGATGGACGCCTGGAGCGATGCGGTAGGCGATAACCAGAAGCTCAGCGACCTGGACCTGCGCAAGAAGCTGATGGGCCGCGTGTACGTGCTCGACAGCGCGCGACGCTGGGGCAAGTCGCGCTTGCTACTCAAGAGGGCGCTGGCGAAGGGGATCCGCAACAAGGGCTGGCGGATGATCTATTTCGGCCCCATCAAAAAGGAGCTGCTGAAGATCGTGCATCCGCTCATGGCTGAGCTGGTGCGCGACTGCCCGCCCGGACTGCTCGGCAAGCACCAGGGGCCAGACTGGGTGGAGAAGGAGGAGGCCTACGTTTTCAAAACAGGCTCACGTCTCGAGATCATCGGCCTGGACAAGAATCCAGACGGCGCGCGCGGAACTGGCCTTGACGCTGCGTTTGGCGATGAAGTCGCGTTCTTCGACAAGCTCGAATACCTGATCAACAGCATCATCATGCCGCAGGTCATGGGCCGGCAGCACGCGCGGCTCGAGTGCGCGAGTACGCCGCCCGTCAGCCCGTCGCACCACTGGTCACAGAACATGGTGCCGCACGCGGTCGCGGACGGTGCGCACGACAAGCGCACGATCGAAGAGGCCGATCAGTACGACACTTCGGAGATCGAGGAGATCATCCGCCAGGTTGGCGGAGACATGGGACGCAAGCACACCGCCGTGCGTCGCGAGCTGTTCTGCGAGCACGTCACCGACGAAACGCTAGCGGTCATCCCGGAGTTCAACTACGTCAAGAGCGAGGTGGTTCGAGAAATCACCGCCCCCACGTGGCGCGACTGCTACGCGTCCATGGATCCCGGCTGGAAAGACCACACCGCCGTGCTGTTCGGGTACTGGCATTTCGAAGAGCAGGCCTGCGTGATCGAAGACGAGATCTGCGCACCGCGCCTGAACAGCGGCGATCTCGCTGCCGAGGTGAAGCGCAAGGAGGCGTTCCTGTGGGACGGCGTCAAGCGCCGCTCGTCGCAGGGGGGCCACCCGAAGCCACAGCCGTTCCTGCGCGTTACCGACCACGATCCGCGCCTGCAGCAAGATCTCGCGATGGCGCACGGGCTCGTATTCATTCCGACGCTCAAGGACAACCTCGAGCAGCAGGTCAACGCCGTGCGTGTGGCCTTTGCCAACAAGAAGATCATCATCCACCCACGTTGCACGAAGCTTGTGCTTCACCTGCAAAACGCGGTGTGGAAGAACAGGGACGCTCACATCTTCGCTCGCGAGGGCGGGAATCTCGGGCATTTCGATACGCTCGCCGCGCTCGTGTACCTGTGGCGCGTGATGCAACAGCACAAGAACCGCAACCCAGCACCAATCGAGGCGCGCATTTATGCTCAGCGAGAAAACACCCACCAGCACCCCACGGGAAAGCCCGCTCCCCACGCCAGCCGCTGGACGCGACGCGGAAGGAGCTACTACGTCCGCTGAGATCACGCGCGTACCGCACGCGTACGGGCTCGTGTTCGACGCGGCGACCAACAAGTACTTCGCCGTGCATCTCGAGGGTGCGATTGCGGAGAAAATCACGGTCATCGAAGCGAGCGGACGAGCCGAGTACTCGACCAAAGGTGTCATGCGGCTTATGCGCGAGATGGAAATCCGTCACGCCAAGAAGGGATGGTGAGCCATGGAATGGATGCAAGCTTTGTGGGCCTTCGTGGCTCTGTGCGCAGTCGCCGCGTTGTGGGACGCCTTCGTGAGGAGACACGTCAATACCCATGCCGAGCGCCTCTGCGCAGAGGATCGACTGCGCGCTGAGATCCATGATCTGCGTGGAACATGCACAAACACGTTATCGGTGGCCAAGGGCCTTTGCGTCGATGTGCAGAAGCTAGAAGCATCCGACAAGCAGCGCGAGAGCGATATGATCGCGCTGTCAAACAAGGTGAATAGCGCGCATTCCGCGGCGGCGTCACGCTGGAGACGCCCATGATCATCCCCGAGAAAGAGCTGCCAGTGGAAGAGGCGTCAGAGGACGTCTACGACTGGAAGCAACACTACTGGCTGGCTCAGCCATTCATGTCGAAGGACTTCGGCGAGGAGGTATTCCGCCGCTTCGGCAAGCACGCGACGCAGTGGGACACGCATACGCCCGTTGGCGAGGCCGTGTGGACCGCCTACCGCGTCTACCACGGCCTTGTTGGCATGCCGAACGGTATGCAGATCAGCAGCCCCGTGGTGTCGCTCATGGAAACGGGAGAGTTCGGCGAGTTCCTATCGCTCACCGTGAACCAGTACCGTTCGTTGGTCCGCCACAAAATCGCGATGATCACCAGCGAGCGCATCGCATGGGACCCGCAAGCATCCACCTCCGATAGCAGCTCGGCGAAACAGGTCACGCTGTGCCGCAACCTGCTCGACTACATGTCGCGCGCCAAGCTGTTCGAACAGAAGTTCGCCGACCAGATGGAGATGTCCGAGGTCACCGGATCGGGCTTCCTTCCGATCGGATGGGATGCACGAGCGGGGTTCAATGGAGAGGGCGACGTATGGGCAGAGGTCAAGGCGCCGTGGGAGGTCTGCCACGAGAAGGTGCGCGATTACGAGACGTGCACCTGGTGGATCTTCACGCGCATGGAGTCGCGCTTCGACTGGATCGCGCACTTCGCTGATGCGGACCCTGAGAAAGCCAAGCGCATCAGCGAGCTGGACATCGACAAGCGGCTGACCGTCGGCGTGCGCACGTCGACCGCTGAGGATGAGAACGAAGACCGCATCCCCGTGCTATACGTCTACGCCAACGCAACGAAGGCTTGCCCAAAGGGCCGGCTTGCGGTCTACGCGGCTGAGGACATCCCGCTGATCGACGGGCCCATGCCTTACGGGCCCTATTCGCCGATCACGCGCTTGTGCGGCGGCGAGTACCTCGGAACCAGCATCCCGATTGCGAACAGCTGGAGCCTGCTCCCCATCCAAGAGGCGGTCAATGCCGCATGGAGCGCCATCGTCACGCGGCTCGACCTCGGCGCCGTGCCAGACATCACGGCGCCCGACGGGACCGAGTTCGAACAGGGTAGCTTCGGCGGCGCGAACCTGATCAAGACGACGCCAGGGCTCGAAAAGCCCGAGCTGCTCGACCTGCTGCAAATCCCCGGCGCCCTGCCCAATCTAGTGGAGCTGTTCACGAAGGCTGGCGAGGATCTCTTCGGCATCAACAGTGTCCAGCGCGGCAACCCTAACGAGAACATCACCAGCGGCAGCATGGCAGCCCTCGTGCAATCGATGGGCGTCCAGTTCAACTCGAGCGAGGAACGCGCCTACGTGATGAATCTCGAGGCCACCGGAACGAACCTGGTGCGCGTGATCCAACGGTGCGCGACCGAGGAGCAGATCATCTCCATCGCCGGACAAGACGAGCAGTGGACGACGCAGAAGTTCATCGGCGAGGATTTGAAGCAGGTGCTTCGCGTCGCGGTAAAGACGACCAGCGCGTTGATGAAAACGCTTACCGGGCGCAAGGAAATCGCAGATCAGCTGCTCGTCAACAAGCTGATCGAGGACCCGCGTCAGTACCTACAGGCCATCGAGACGGGCAACCTGTCTCCGCTGTTCAGGTCCGCGGTGGATCAGCTCACGGTGATCAAGGAAGAGAACGAACGCATGCTGCGCGGCGAGCAACCACGCGTCTTGAACTGGGACCACCACGCACTGCATGTGCGCGACCATCTGTGCCAGCTCAACACCGATGCGCGCTATGACATGCAGCGCAGCGAGTTGATCCAGAACCACATCCAAGAGCACATCGACCTGTGGGGCCAGCTCTCGCGCGAGTCGCCTGACATCCTCGAGGCCACTGGCTGCCCACCACTCTCGCAGGCGTTTGCCGTGGGGCAACAGGCCATGCAAATGGGCGCAGGTGGCCAGCCCATCGAGCAGCCGGCGAAGGTGCAGCCAACCGCCGTCCCGGGCTCCGACGAGGCGAAAGCGCCTCCGGGACCGAAGCCAGCGCCGAAGGGCCAAGAACCGTCACAGGCAGGCCCGTCGCTGCCAAAGCCAGCCAAACCACCTAACCAGGCACAAGAGGGGATCCAATGAGCACGCAAGCAGCACCGAACGTCACGACCGCCGCCCCGGTTTCCACCGGCAAGCCAGGATCGCAAGTGGGCGCGCCGCGTGGCGATGCTCTCACGAACTTTTTCACCGACGGCTTCGAAGGGCTCGAGGAAACCGCGCCCGCTGCGAAGCCAGCGCCGAAAGCGCCGAAGGGCGTGAACGCGCAGCAAGCGGGGCTCGAGGCTGAAGGGCCCGAGAGCGAGGCTGACGCCGTCGACGACGCGCTGGAAGGCGGCGAGCCTGAGGAGATCGATGAGGCTGAGGCAAAGCCCGCGCTGCCAGAGGGAAAGGGCACGAAGGAGAAGCCATACGGCGTCAAGGATTTGCCCGCGGATCGCTTCATCGAGCTGAAGATCGACGGCAAGAAAGAGATCGTGTCGATGGCGGAGCTGGCACAAGGCCACATCCGCCAGGAGACGTTCAACCGCACGTACAACGAGGCCAAGCGGGTAATGTCCGAAGCGACCGCGCTCGGCGAGCAGGCCAAGCAGAGCGTCGCGACGATGCGCGAGAACTTGCACAACCTGTTCGAGCAGCCCGATCAGCTGTATGAGTTCCTCACCGAGCACGCCGCGCCAGCGCTCGACAAGGTTGCTCGGTTGTACGCGCGCGACCTGGACAGCTACGAGAAAAACCCGCAGCTCAAGTACCAGGCCGAGCACACCCGCGCGCAGCGCAAGCTCGCAGCGGAGCGCGAAGAGCTTCAGACACGCCAGCAAGCCGACCAAGCCGAGCGCCAGTCGCAGGCGTCGGTGGAGGCCGCCAAGCGCGCATTTGCGGCGCCGTTCCAAGCCGGCCTGAAGGCCATCGGCGTGCTCGACCCGTCGAAGCTCAGCGCGGAGTTCCGCGAGACGGTGCAGGTGATCATCCAGGCCAAGAAGCAGGCGAACGGCGTGCTGACTGGCGAGGACGTCACGGCCGCAGTGGTGCGCGCGAACCAGATTCACCCGGTCAAAGAGACGGTGGATGCCGCGAAGCCAGCGCCGGCCGCTAAGCCCGCTGCGAAGCCGAAGCCGAACGGAGCGCCGAAGCCGAACGGGCTCAAGCATGGCGCCGACTTCTTTCTGAAGGGCACGCGGTTTGCGTAACATCTTGACCTGAACGCATCACCCGGCTACTGTAAGCGCCAGTAGCTCAAAAGATGCAGATCCGAGCCGCGCGGCCTAACTAGCCGGGCCACCTCTGTACCTCGTTGCCGGGCTCCAAAAACACAACTGTTTTCGGAGGATACCCACAATGTCGTCAGCAGCAGGTCAGGCGCTCGATTACTCTCGAGCTAACGCGTATCTCAAAGAGATCTACGCCCCCAAGGTCGAGGACATGGTCCCCGAGATCGACCGGATCGCCAAGAGCGTTCCGTTCGTGACCGGCGACAAGGTTCTTGGTCGTTTTTATCACCAGCCCGTCAAGTTGACGAAGTCGATGGGCGTCACCTTCTGGAACGATGGCAGCGCCGCCGCACTGAACAAGGGCCTTGCGCCTTTGGTCGCAGATGCGCTCCTGCAGGGCTCTGAGATCCTGGTGCGCGACACGATGTCCTACGACATCATGCAGGCCGCCCTCTCGGGTGGCGGCGGCAAGGCTGGCGCGAAGGCGTTCGTGCAGGCCACCAGCGATACGATGATGAACCTGACCAAGTCGGCCAGCTTCTTCCGTGAGATGGGCCTTCTGTACGGCGGTGGCGTTGGCGCTGACGCGAGCATCGCCACGATCGAGACCATCGTCTCCTTCGTGACCACGACGCTGGTGGTCACGATCACCGCTGCGACGTGGGCGACGGCCATCTGGGCCGGCTGCGAAAACGGTGAGTACGACCTGTACTCGGGCGCCACCAAGCGCAACGCGGCGGGTACGGCACTGGCGCGCGACAACGTCTACGTGCTGACGTCCATCTCGCCCGCGACCCGCCAGCTCACGTTCTCGTCCATCGCGGCGAACGTTGCTGCGGCCGTCATCGGTGACACGTTCTCGTTTGCGGGATCGCGCACGAAGGACATGGTCGGTATCCAGGCCGCGTGCGCTTTGACAGGCACGCTCTGGAACATCTCGAAGACGAGCTACTACCTATGGAACCCGCAAGTGGTTCCGGTCGGTGGACAGCTCAGCTTCGAGGCAATCCTAGGCGGCACCGCGAAGGTGGCCGACGTCGGGTTCGATGGCGTTCTCAACATCAACGTGAGCACGCAGGGGTTCCAGGACCTCGCGAACGACCAGACCGCGCTCGTCCGCCACGCCGACCAGAAGGGCGGCACGGTGACGATGGGCTACGAGAACATCGAGTACTACTCGCAGACCGGAAAGATCCGCATCAAGCCTCACCGCCTGGTGAAGAACGGCTTCGCATTCGGCATCCCAGAAGACGAGTGCGTGCGCGTCGGAACGACCGACATCACGTACGAGATGCCCGGTTACGGCAAGATGATCCGCGAGCTGGAAGACACCGCTGGTGTCGAGGTCCGCAACTACACGAACCAGGCGTTCTTCTGCAAGCACCCGGCGTACATGGTGTACTACACGGGCATCACCAACAGCCGCTGAAAGGGGTACGTCATGGCTGCTTCTTGGCTGATTTGCGCGGTGCGCGTCGACAACCTGCCAGCGCAAAGGCTGGCCGAGATCGTCTGGCCGGGTCCCATGGTCGCCGGGCAGAACGGCCGGCGTATCGCGGAGAACGTTGCCGATCTGCTCGATTCCTGCTCGAGTGGCGTTCGCGCGGGCAACGTCTACACGACGGTGCTGGCCGACGATGGAACGAAGTCGACGGGCAACATCGCGTGCGTCCAGGCGAACGCCACGGGCGACACGATCACTTTCACCTACGGCACGAAGGCGGTTGTTCTCACCGAGGGCGCTACCGGCGAGAGTGGCTTCGCGCGAGGTGCTAGCAACACCACGTGTGCAGCCAACCTAGCGGCATGCATCAATGCGCACTCTGTGCTTGGTCCGTTGATCACGGCGCTGGGCGCGGTCGGAAACTGCGGCCTTACGGCCAAGGTCGCTGACTCGATTCTGCACGGGATCGCGATGACTACCAGCGACGGCACGGCCTTCTCGTTCACGCAGCTCACGGGCGGCACAGAGGGCACGGCGCAGTACTTCATCCAGCAAGCGAAGCTGCAAAGGACGCCGACGTGAAGCCATTCCAGAAGAAGGATCCAGAAATGGACGCGGTGAGCGCGCTGATGGGCGCTCCCGACGACGAGTCAGCCGAGCCGGCTGCGCTCGACACCGAAGACGAAGAGATTTCCGAGGGCGAGCCCACGGAGAAGCCGAAACAGGACCCGTTGTTGCTGGTCAGCCAGCTGCGACAGGACCTTTCGAAACTGGAGCAGGCACTCTCGGGCGTGTAAGGAGCACTGGTGAGCACGGATTTCAACGCAGCGACATGGAGCGCAGCAGATCTGCTCACCGATGTCTATCGCACGTGCCGCATGCCCGACACTGGCACGGTCGACTACTCGCCTCAGGTTGTGCTGTCGATCGCGACTCAGGCGATCCACAACTGGGCGGGTAGCCTCATCGCTGGTGCGGGGCAAGGCCGCGGCGTCACCATCCTCCCCCGTGCAATCACGTCGGCTGCGGTGGACGTCAACGGTCAGGTGTACGAGCTGCCGCCGATGGCCTCGGCTGACGCGATCGATGCGGTGACGTGGGTCGATTCGTCGACGAACACGGAGCGCCGATTGCAGACCGTGCCGCGCGCCATGGAGTCGGTGTTTTCGCAGCCTGCGTCGTCTGGCTGCCCTGAGGTCTACACGCTCGAGGATGGCACGCTGCGCGTGCTTCCGAAGCCGACGGCCGCAGGAACGCTGCGCATCCAGTACCAGCGCCGTCACGGCGTGCTGGTGAGTGGCAGCGACACGGCTAGCATCGTGAGCGCGGTGCCAACTGCCACGTATGTAGACATCACGCTTTCGGCGGTGCCGGCTGCGTTTGTCAACGGCGCGTGGGTGGACATCTTCGGGCGCTACTACCCGCACCGGACGAAGATCCACGGCGGCCTTGTGTCGGCCGTAGGCGGGTCTGTCGTTCGCGTGAACATTCCAGGCGCCGACTACACCGCTGCGCAGGTCACTGACGACACGATTTGCACGTATGGAAAGACCCCGTATGTGCAGCTGCCGCTTGAGTTGCGCAGCCCGCTGACGCAGCACATCAAGGCGCTGATCACGACCGATCTGGGCGACATGCAGTCGGCTTCAGCAGCGGACCAGCTTGCAGCGGCAGGCGCGGCGCGCGCGCAGGAGATGCTCTCTCCACGTGTGCACTCCACGCCGCAAAAGATCTACAATCCGCGTGGACTGATGCGCGGGGGGGTGCGACGCCGATGGCCTGGGGATTCTCGTTGAGCACCGAAGCAAAAGCGGGCCTGCTTGGCCTGTTGACGAACGTCAGCTGTTTGCAGGCGCCGCCTGGCGCGCTGCTTGAGGCTGAGAACGTCGTGTTTCGCCGTGCTGGCTGCGCGGAGACGCGCGACGGCGTGAAGCTGCTCGCCACGACGGGTCAGGCGGCCTGGGGGTTCTCGTGGGTCTCGAGTGACGTTGTGGGCGTGTGGCGGGGCACTGACTTCGGTTGGAGCATCATCGGCGGCGCCAGCCTTCAATACTCCGATCCCGTTATCGGAGCAGTGGATCCGCAGCCGTTTCGTCGCGACATGTTCAACGTCGCTGAGCTGCGCGGAAACACGTATTTCCCGTATGACTCTGGCGTTCTGAAGCTGACGAGCGCTCCTGCGTTCGCCAAGGCAGGACTACCGCTTTACGCTGGTATTGGCCTGGGGCCATCTGTCGTTGGTACCTGGTTACCAGCTAGCAACTCTGTTGGCTACCGGGTTGTCGTCACGCGCACGGACGAGCATGGACTGATCACACGCTCGATCCCCAGCGGTGCGCAGCTCGTCACGGACCTGAGCGGAGCGCCGTCGAGCGTGCGCGTTTCGCTTGGATTCCACGTAATCGCTCTCGGTTTGTTCGACGCTGTGGAGGTGTACCGTACGCGCAACTTCGCAGCCGGGATCACGGTTGACGACGAGATGCAGCTCGTGGCCACGATCCCACAGTCAGCGTTCGCTCTCACTCCACCGCTCTACTCGTATTCGTTCGAGGACTTGATCAGCCCAACCGCGCGCGGCGCCACGCTCTACACGAGCCCTTCGCGCGGCGGTATCGAACAGCGTAACAACCCGCCGCCTGCTGCCGCATGCATTGCCCAGTACAAGCAGGCGCTGTTTTTCGGCAACGTTCGAGGCCCTCAACAGAAAACATTCAGCTTCACACAAGCGGTTTGGACAGGCAGCGCAACGGGCGTCGGCGCGCGGTCGTACACCGGAGATGTGACAGCCACACTGTCGACGATCATCAACCTGTCATCGACGGTAGGCCTTGAGCGCGGCCAGTTGGTACGCAATGCCAACTTCCCAGACGACACGTACATCACCAACATCGTCGGCACGACAGCCACCGTAAGCCACCCATCCACCGGCACGGTGGTCGGGACGAGCGTGTCATTTCGTGACGCCGTGAAGATTGACGGGATCTGGATCGAAGCAGCGAACGCTATCGATGCAGTGCTGGACTCCTATGGCACGGGTAAGTTCATCGCATATCAGCTCACTCCAGCGCTTGGCGGCAATAGCTTTACATGGGTCGTAGAGACGGTTTCAAGGCTGGCCGGATCTGACACCATCCAGGCGACGCATGGGGCTGAATACACCCCGCCTCTGCCGAACTACCTCGGCACCCCGATGGAGCTAGACCAGGACGTGTTTCCCGGTGGTCTCATGTGGGCCAAGACGGACGAGCCTGAGCACGTGGCGCCGGTAAACTTCGCGTTCGTGGGCGACTCATCGCGCGCAACTCTGGGGCTGGTACCGACGCGAGACGCTCTCTACATCCTGAAAGAAGACGGGGTTTGGCGGCTCACTGGTGTAGACGGGACATGGGCTATCGACCCCTACGACCCAACTCTACTGTGCGTGCTCCCGAGCAGCGTCAAGCCGCTCAACGGGCGCGCCTACTTCCTGTCGAGCAATGGCGTCGTCGCGTTCAGCGACGCGGGGCCTGACAACGTGTCGCGCGGCATCTTCCCCGAGGTGCGTCCACTGATCGACCAGGCGCGCGCGAACCAGCGCAGCACTGGCTTCTACGAGCTGGACAACGTGATCGGCTCGACGTCGGCCGTGTACGACCGCGAGGACGAGTACACGCTGCTACGCTCCGACGTGTTGCCACCTCTCGTGTTCAACGAGAACACGCGCGCGTGGAGCACGTGGAAGTACGCCGCGGCCGGCTCCGAGTTCCTCTCTCACGCGGGGCTGTTCTATTTGGAGCGCGAAGGCCGGGTGGCCTACGGGCTCGGATACGATCTGTACGTCACGCGGCTGAGCACGGATTCGCAGCTCGGCGTCATCGCTGCCGAGGCGCGCAACGATCGCGAGACGGCGATCACGGTCAGCTCGTACACACCGGCCAGCGGGTACGTCACGCTTTCGGCGCCCGTCACTGCGCTCGAGGACGACGTCATCCAAGATGCCGCTGGGGTGCTGTGGCGCGTCGTCAACGACGTGAATGGCTCTGTGACGGTCTACGTCAACGCGCTCACGGTGAGCGTGGGTGGAAGCTCGCTCGACTTCACCACGGGCGCCTGCGTGATGTACCGCAGCATCCGTGCGAAGGTCACGCCGCAGCCGTTCGCGCAGGACCCGTCGCTTCCCAAGAAGTGGCGGAGGATCTCCACCGCGTTCGAGCTGCTCGATGGGCCGATCGCGCTGCGATACGCGTTCGACAGCAGCGAGACGCCGCGCACTTCACTCACGCCAGATTGGGACCAAGAAGACGCCGTTCTGGTGCTCGACGCCGGTCGCGCGCAGTACACGTCTGGGTACGCCTACGCCGGGTACGTTCCCAATGCTCACGTTCACGCGTGGATGCTGCGAGCGAGTGCACGGTGGGTGCAGAGTCATGGGACGGCGCGTCTCGGCGCGCTCTACGCAATGAGCGAGCCTCGCGAAGAGGGCGGGCGTCATGGGAGGTCTCTGTGAATCTAGGACCTCGCCACACGACGATCGACAGCAAGCCGGACGCGGCGGCGCTGCAGAACGGCGAGAACGCGCGCGACACACGCCTGGCGCTGGCCGGCCGCGTGGCCGGTTACTTCGCATCGGTCGAGCGCTACACCGCCACAGGCTCAGCGGCAACGAAGATGCGCATCGGAGCAGGCGACCGCCCCCGTGCAATCATCCCTGTGCGCGTTGCGCCGGTCTACGACGAGGCCGGCAGTCTCGCGGTGAGCGGGAACGGCAACTTCGTGTGGGACTCGACCACGCAGTCGATCGACGTCTACGAGCCCAGCGGGCTCACTGCAAATGTCGTGTACACCCTGGATTTTCTGGTGCTGGAGGCAAAGCCATGATCGGCGATTCAATCGGCAAGGCCGTCGGTGCAAAGAAGCAGCTCGACGAGTCGAAGAAGGAGAACGCGCGTACGCGGCGAGATCGCGAGCGAGCGCTCGGTATGGCCGCGAACCAGGACTGGGAACCGACGATGCTGAACGCGGCGATCGACCCGTTCCAGCGCAGCCAAAGCCCCATGGCGGATGCGTTCACGTCCAGCCTGATCACCGGCCGCAACCCGGCTGCGGTACAAGGCGTGCGCAACGGCGCGCCGCAAGCTCGCGCAGCGGCTCAGCAGAGCTTCGACAAGAGCTACGGGCCTGTCGATGCGTTGCTCGCCAAGCAGAGCGCAATGCAGGCCGCTACCCCCTGGCAGGTGCGGACGCCGCAGAAGCCGGTGATCGCCGACAACGAGCGCCTGAATATGACGCTCGGTCCAACGGGCATGGCCGCTCTGTCGAAGTATGGGATCGCGCCTGAGGAATACTCCACGCTGCAATCGCTCGGGTTCACGATGGATCCGAACAAGGGCACGATCGGTGCTGGCGACAACCAGGGCAAGGCCGAGCTGAGCTACCTGAACGACCTGCTCAAGAAGGGCGACTCGAGCGCCTTCTCTCGCTACGCGCAAGAGCGCTCATCGGGCAATGATGACCCGTACCTGGCGCGCAGTTGGGACGATCCTGCGTTCGTCCAGCGCACCGGCAGAGCGGCGCCTGTCGCCACACCAAAGAAATGGCTGAAGTGACATGCCGCTAGACAAATACGGCCTATCTGACGAAGACCTGCGAGCCATCGGCGCTCAGTCGCAAGACGAGTACGGCGACAGCGGCGCAGGCGCGCGCGCGCGCAATCAGGGGGCCGGATACGTCGACCTTGGCGAGCTGGCGAAGACGGATCCGAACGTCGCTATGCAGTACGTCGGCGCTGGCGCTCAGGGCAACATGGTGATGCCCGACTTCTCAGGCTTCACCGACGCAGACTGGCAGAACATCGGACAGACGACGGGCATCGACCCGAAGCCGGCGCCGACGAATGAGGGCCGCTTTGGCAACGACATGGGCTGGCTGGACGAGCTGTTCCAGACCGATCCCGGCGCGGCGCTTGCCGAGGCGCAGGCGCAGGGCACCAGTGCAGATCCGAACATCGTCAAGCAACAGCAGTCCATGGTGGACGAGATCAACGGGCGCGGCACCAGCGCGGATCCAGAAGCCGAAGCGGCGCAAAAGAAGGCCATCGGAGAGCTGTTCGGGCTGTACGACCAGGGCGGCCGTGGAGCGCAGGATCAGAATGCACGGGCGCAGGCGCGCGCTACGAGTGAGAACTGGCTGAAGGGCCAGCGTGATGCAGACCGCCAGTCACTGGCTCAGCGCGGCATGCTCGGCAGCGGTGCCGATCTGCTCATGCAGTCGAGCGACAGCCAGGGCGCCGCGCAGCGTCTCAGCGCGGCCGACTTGCAGGCGAGCGCCGACGCTGAGAAGCGCGCGCTCGATGCGCTCATGGGTGGCGGCCAGCTCGCCGGCCAGGTGCGCGGGCAGTCCGATGCGTACAAACAGGGCAATACGGCACTCGCTGGTGGCATGCTCGGCGACATGAACACGTCGGCCAACAACTACGTGCAATCGAACGCGGACCGCATCGCCAAGACGCGCGCCGCGAATACCGACTTCCTGAAGAGCAGTTACACCGACATGATCAATCGGCGTAACGACTGGGACAAGAACGTGTTCAACCAGCAGATCGGCGCAGCGCAGAACCAGCAGCAGCTTGACGCGAACCAGAACGCGCAGGGCTGGCAATCCGGCTTCAACACAGCTGGCACCGATACCGGCGCAGCGAACAACGCACAAAGCAATTTCAATACGTCCACGACTGGCGCTTTCACGGGCGCAAGCCCAGCGGTGAACAACTCTGGCCAGACCGTGGTGGGCCTGACTGGTGCGCCTCAGGCTGCCGCGGGTGAGGCGTTCTCTGGAGCTGCGAAGGCGATCGCCAGCATCTACGGTGGGGCGCTCTCGGGCGGCGGCAGCGGCAAGACGGAGAAGAAGTGATGCGCACCGACCAAGACATGCTCGATCCGCAAGCACCGGCCGACGACGACTGGTTGCGCGTGTTGCTCGCCGAGCAGACGGCACAGCCTGAGCCCGTGGCACCAGCTCCTGTCGCGCCCCCTGTGCAAAGCGGTCCGGGCGCCGAAGAGCAGCGTTACGTGCAGGACAACCCGAGCCCCGAAGGCGGATGGCGCAACGTGCTACGCGGTGCGATGGCCGGACTCGCGGACGCGACCGGCTCGAGCGGCGCGCTTGCGAGCTTCCAGCAACAGCAGGCCGAGCGAATGAAGCAGTACCAGCATGGGCTCGAGGGCGCGCGCGGCGTGGATCGCGGCAAGCAACCGCTGGACACGGCAACGCTCGCGCTACTGCGTCAGGCTGGCCTCACGCCTGAGGAGCTGCAAGGCACTACGCGTGACAGTGAGGTGCTGAAGCTCGCGCCCAGCATGGGCACGGTGGACCTGCGCCGGTCGAACGCGGAGAACGCTGCGACCATGCGTCAGGCAGCGATCGACGCTGCAAACGAGCGCAACGCGTTCAATCAGTCGCAGCAGAACGCGCGCCAGGACAAAGCGATCGCGGCAAAGAAGAAGCCAGCGGGGCTCGGTGCGCCGATGACGCCCGAGCAGAAGGCGCAGAAGCAGAGCGGCTTGGCGGCGTATCTCGCGGCGCAGGCCAACGTGCCAGCGGCCGAGGCTGAGGCCTTCGTCGCGGGCAGTGCGGATGGCATCCCGCCAGAACACGCCGAGCGCTTGCAGCGCTTCGCAGCGATGTTCAGTCAGCTGCCAGCGAAAAAGCAGGCCGAGGCCATGCTCGACGCATCGAAACGCGAGGGGGCAATGCCTGATCGTCTCGCCAACCAGGTTGCCGGCAAGCAGCGCGACCCGAACAAGCGCATGGAGATCCGCAACGAGATCACCCAGTCCGGCCGCGTCATTGCCGAGGCATCGCAAGCCTGGAACAGCATGAGCCCGTCGGGCAAGGCCGCCATGGCCAAGCTCAGTGGCGAGGGGTGGATGTCCAACACCGCGCGCGACCTGATGACGACCGAGGCCGACAAGGTTGCGGCTTCGAAGATTCAGGCGCTGGCGAACAACCTGATCAAGGCCACTTCTGGCGCTGCTGTGAGCGATTCCGAGTGGAACCGGCTGGCTCGACAGATGGGATTCGCGTCTCAGTCGCTCGATGCGCTGAAGAGTCCAGCGGCGATCGATTCGTGGATCCGCAGCTCGCGTCAGGGATGGGTGGATAACAAGCGGTCAGCGGTCGCTGAGTTTGGCGACCTGTGGAAGGACCAAAATGCCGGGCAGTGATGACGACTTCGATCAGGAGGCTGCCGCGATCGGCCTGGGCGCGCCATTGCCTAGCGATACGGACGCCTTCGATCAGGAGGCCGCTTCCGTTGGGCTGCATTCTGCGCCAGCTCCACTCGAGCAGCAGCACGAAGGGGGCTTTGGTCACGACCCTGAGGGCGAAGGCGCGGGCATGCTGCGTGACGCCGCGCTTGGCTTCGGCGAGGGCGCATCGCTGGGGCACGGTAAGGAGCTGGGCCAGCTCGGCGAGAAGGCCGGCAGCTGGTTCTACTCGCTGCTTCACCCTGACCAGCGTCCTACGACGCGTGTCAACGGCCGCGACTTGGAACCCGACCTGTACCGCAAGCTAGGTGCACTAGAGCCGGGCAATGTCGACTTGCGCAACCGTCCGCACGTCAAAAACGGCGACAGCATCAGCACGATTCGCAGCATGGGGTTTCAGGAAACCGAGGGCGGCCCGGAAATCCTGATCCCCACCGTGAGCGACGACGGGCGTTTGCTGAGCGGTGACGAGGCGATCGACCAGTACTACAAAACCGGTCGACACCTGGGCAAGTACGCAACGCCAGAGGCCGGGACTGCCGCGGGTGAGGCGCTGCATCAAGATCAGGTCAGTCGGCCGCCGCGCAACACGCTGGACCGCAATTCCAGCCCATCTACAAACCTCGGCATCTCCGACGAGCTGCACGATCGGGCGCTCGCCACCGACGCTGGCAAGGTTGGCCGCGTGCTGGGCGGCCTCAACACGTCCATCGCAGCGGGTGGCCTTGCGCCGGCGGGAGTCGCGTCGCAGGCGGCCGTGGGCGCGGGCATTGGCGGCCTACAGGCCCACGGGCAGGAGGGGAGCGACTGGAAGTCGATCCTTCTCGGCGCGGCCGGTGGCGGGGCGCTGGGCGCTGGTGGGGCGCTCGTCGGCAAGGGACTGAGCTCCATGGGCGCGCGCTCGCCGCAGAACGGGTGGCAGGGCGCCACCGTGGCGGACGACCTGCTCGCGAAGATGCCGGTCGGCGTGGATCAACTGCGGCGCCCGTGGGAGCTCCCCGGCTTGCTCGCTGGGCAGGGCGCAGTGCGCGCAGGCAAGGCGCTGGCCCCAGCGGCCCCAGCGGTCGCACGTGCGGGAACCGCTCTCGCGCCGGCTGGCGGCGCGGTCGGCGGGTACATCGGGACCGCTCTCGCACCGAGTAAGGCCAAGGCGCAAGAGAAGGCATACGCGACGCCCGCAACAGCCTCATGGGCCGTGCAATCTGTCCTCACCAGTGGTGACACCGGTCTACGCCCGCAAGACGAGCAGCGTCTCACCGAGGCCGTCATGAGTGGCGACGAGGACCGCGTGATCGCAGCCAACTTCGCGCTGCAACAGTCGAACCCGATGTACGGGCGTAAGATTCAACAAGAGCTTGAAGCTCTACAGGAGCAGTGACATGCGAGGAGCAGACCGCGGCGAGTTGCCGAGATTCCCGCTAGCGACAGCTGACAACACCATGGTGACGCCTGGCAATCAGCGCATTGCATGCACGGGTGCGACGCAGTCCTACGCGTTCCCTGCCAGCTCGCCGATGCGTGGCAAGTTCCTCTACGTGCGCGCGATCGGCGTAGAGATTCAATGCGCCGTGGCCAAGTCGGCGCAAGCGCTCACGCTCGATCAGGTGAGCAATGCGGCGGCGGGCACGTCAAGCGCTGGTGCGGGCATGACGCTCTATGCCGGCGAGTTTTTCGACAAGGTGCTGATCGACAGCGCAATCACGCACTTCGTGTGGATCAGCCGCACGGCTGCTGGCTTCGTTGAGTTCTACGTTTCGGAGGGTTGATCGTGGCGCATCAGGTCCTATTCCCGGCTACTGGGCTGACCGTCTATGACGAGTTCGGCAATCTTGTGCCGTCCACGGGGATCGGGCCTGTCGACACGTCGTCAGCTTACTACGCCGAACAGATGCGCCAAGGTCGACTGGGGACGGTGGACCCGCTCAGTGTGAATCACCCGCCAGCTCCAGGTGTGTACGCGCCCGTGACGCTCGGGCTCGTGACGACGCAGCTCGCGGGATACGCGATTCAGCGGGATACGCAGTATGTCACCACCAGCGGATACGCCACGCCAGGAGACGGCGGCGGCATGACGTTTCAGGGCGCGCTGGGCGTGTCAGCCGGAGCTGACGGCTACATCAAGATCAACGCCAACAATGGGCAGTGGCGAGCGCTCACGCCGTCACAACTCGGGTACATGGACCCGCGGTGGTTTGGCGCACGGTGGGATGACACGACAGGGGTCGATGACACGGACGCGATCAACCTTGCGATAACGACTGCGGTCGCAGCGGGCCTGAAGTCCACCTACCTGCCAGCGGGTACCGCACTAATTTGCAGCTCGACGGCTCAGGATGGAGTCATATGTCCAATCGGCCATCGATTGTTCGGCTCAGGATCGATCACAACAAAGCTTCGCGTGGGCGCCAACGCGTCTGATGGTAATGGAAACTTCGGCTTCGACACAGGCGCCCGGTATGCGGTCTACATTGCCGGCGCCTACACTGACGCGGAGGGCTTTGGAATCACAGTCGACAATGCCGATCTAGTAGATCCTCGGTCACCATTGCCGCTGGCCAATCAGAGACACGGGCTTTTGTACCAAGGTTACGCGGCTTCGCTCAGACTGATCGATGTGTATGGCGTGTCTGGCGCGGGCTTCCGTGGCCTCGGCAGTTCATTTCAAGTGGCGATCTTTGGTATCGTCACCTCAAACACCGGTAACCACGGAATATGGCTGACCGGAAATAACACATGGATCGTAGAGCACTGCAGCGCAGCCGCAGTGCCGGACGGTCATAGCGGACTAAAGATCGACGGCGGCCAGGCGTTTGTAAGCGTATTCAACAGTCTGTTCACGAACTATTTTTATGGTGGGCTGCCGTCGAGATGGGACCCTGTCACCAATCCAACAGGTTGGCGCGAGCAACTCACCAACTGCGCCGAGATATCAGCTGACTGTGTGTTCGTCGCGTGCAACTTCGAGGAGTTCACCGGGTGCGGGATCAAGGTCGGAAGTCCACGCGCACCAGTGCTCCTAGGCTGCACCTTCTATTCGTACAAGGGCGGATCCATCGGGGCCGGTGGGTGTCGCGGGGTGGAAGCGACCTTCATCAACACTCCGGTAGATCTGAACGGTAGTAACAACTTCTTCCCTCCATCCTACGGAGGCTGGGGAGACCCAGCAACTGGCGTTCTTGATGGTTGCGCGTTTAGTTGTCGCGGATCGTCGCTGCCGCCATTCACCTATCCGTACAAGGATTTCGGTCCCATCTACTCTTACGGATCCAGCGCAGCTCTCACGATCTACGCGCAGAGCTTTTTGCAGGTTGGAAACGTTCAGTTAGCCACCAGATTCCCCAGCGTTCATATCGATAAGGCCCAGTTTCCCCGAACGGCGATAACCGCCGCCGGAAACATTGGTTTCGGTCACAGCCTTTGCGATGTCTCTGCGGCTGGGTACACAGTGCACCTCCCGTCTCCTGTCACAGACAGCGGTGACGAGTGTGTTGTATCGATCATGAAAGGCGCGAATACGCTTACCGTGGACGCGGTGTCGGGATACCCAATTTTCGACGGGACTGGCGGGGCGGCGTTGACGTGGGCGATAACGGGACTGCACAAGTCCGTAACTTTCCGGCGCGGCAAAGGCCAATATCTCGGGTCAACCTTCGACGGCTGGGTGATCTCAGCAAAGAACTACTGATGTCACGCAGAGCAAACCGTAGACAGCGATTCCTTTCTTTCGCCCAGCCAGACCCGTTCGTGATGGGCGGAGCAAGCCGCGCCTGGCGCGCAGAAGACTCCGCTAATGACGGGTCGAATACTACCAGCCTTCCGCCATATATCGGCAGTCTAACGCTCGTCAAAAACGCAGCCGGTCAGGCCGTAAAATCCGCGTCTGCAAACTTCGGCGGGAAGGCTGTTGTTCCGTTTTTGGTAGCTGGCAACAGGGCGTACAGCGGATCATTCGCCGTGCCCGCTGCTATGACCGTTATCAGTGTTTGGCGCATCTCTGCAACTAATGCAGGGTTACACGCCATTACCGTATCGGATGCTGTCAACACGGGGAACAGTTGCTACTTGGATCTCGGCAACATCTCCGCACAAAAGCTGGCAGTACCGCTCGCGCAAGCGCAGGCGGTACCAATCAAGCTAGTCTCGGCGTCTGTGTTCACGGCCGCAGGAATCACGCATTACGTAAACAGCCTTACGCCGACCAGTTCGGCCGTCGTCGGAGCGCTCACGGGCGACAAGTTTACGCTTGGCGCGATCACGGCCGTCGGCACATACGTCGCCACGGGCGAATGGAGAAAAACTGCGCAGTGGGACAGGGCGCTATCCAACGCCGAGGTAGGCGCACAGCTTGCCGTACTCGGAACCCAAGAAGGAATCGTCATAGCCCCATAGCCCCATAAGGAGTACCCATGGATCATCTACTCGACCTCATCCCAGCCCAGCACCGCCCGATCGCCACCGCGCTGTGGTCTCTCCTGCGCGCCATCCTCGAGTTCGCAGGCGGCACGAGCGCCGTGCTCGCGATGACTCGCGGCGTGCTCAACAAGGTGCGCCCCGGCCGCACGCGCGCTGTGCTCGAGGCGCTCGATTTGCTGCTCCACCGATTCGCGATCAACACCGAGCCTCTTATTGCCAGGTCGGCACCAAAGGACTCGATCATTGATCGCATTGCCGACTCTGCCACGGAAATCGTGAACAAGAGCAAACCGTGAAGCGTCCATCTGTGGCCGCAGTGCAAAGGAGACTCCGACGATGGACAACGAAGCGAAGCAAGCATACACGCGGATGACAGACGCTATCACCGTGCTCTCGACGATCGCGATGCAGCTGCGCGACGCGGTGACCGATCTGCGCGCGGTGTGCCAGGTACTCGCCATGCAGGGCGATCGGGGGGTGAGAGATGCACCCGCAGAGTGACACCGCACTACTCGTGCCTGCGTTCTGGGAGCGCCTGGAGCCTGCCTTGCGCGAGCTGCGCGGCCAGGGATTCCACCCTGTGGTTCACGAGACGCTACGCTCACTGGCGCGCTCTGAGGCGCTCGTTGCAGCCGGTAAGAGTAAGTCCGTGGGCCCGTCGATGCACTGCTACGGACTGGCGGCAGACGTCGTCTGCGGAGTGCACGGGTATGACTGCAAGCGTCACCACTGCCCGTTCTTCACCGAGTACGGGCTTGCCGTCGAGCGTCACCGTTTGACATGGGGCGGGCGGTGGAAGACGCTGGTCGACTCGCCGCACAGCCAGGCCATACCCGTAGCGCTCCAAAACAAGGCGCGCGCGATGCCCGCTGACCAGCTAGACGCCTTCGTGCGCAGCGTACTCGGCTGATGGACCCAACAACGTTAGTAGTCGCAGGTAGCACGATTGCTGTTGGCATCGGCGCTTTGCTCAAGGGATGGGGCAAGCGTGATGAGGCCAGCGCAGCCGGCGTGCTGGCGCTGGTCGGCCAGATCGAGGCACTGAACGGTCGATGTAACACGCTCGAGTCAGAGGTGCTCGTGCTGCGCGCTGATCTCGAGAAAGCCACCACGGACCACGCTGCAGAGCGGGAGCAGCGCATCCACTATGAGGGCCAGGTGAAGCTCCTACAGACCGAACTGGCGACCACCAAAGCGGCAGCGCGCAGGCTCACCGAGGAATGGGAACAGGACAAGCTTCGGGGGCGTCCAACGCACAGCAGCGAGCGTCCGGGCAAGCGGCGCTAGGCCACCCCCGGGTACAGCCTGTCCAGCAATTCCACGCCCGGGCAGGCCATGTCGCGCAGTACCTGTAGGCACAGGTTAGCGCTCAGGACGAGGTACCGCTCACCAGCAGCGTAAGCAGCAGCGTCAGCAGCGCGAGCAGCGCGAGCAGCGCGAGCAGCGGAAGCAGCAGCGTAAGCAGCGCGAGCAGCAGCGTTAGCAGCAGCGTAAGCAGCAGCGTAAGCAGCAGCGTCAGCAGCGTTAGCAGCAGCGTAAGCAGCAGCGTAAGCAGCGCGAGCAGCAGCGTTAGCAGCAGCGTAAGCAGCAGCGTAAGCAGCAGCGTCAGCAGCGTTAGCAGCAGCGTAAGCAGCAGCGTAAGCAGCGGAAGCAGCAGCGTCAGCAGCGGGAGAAGCAGCGGAAGCAGCAGCGTAAGCAGCGGAAGCAGCGTCCTTGGTCCCCTCTTTTTCGCAGCGGTCGGCGGCCTCGCGGCAACGTTGGTGCACTGGCGAGGTGGCAGTGAACAGTTCGCGGAACAGCGTGGGCAGCAGCACACGGATGTGCGCCTCGGCGATACGGCGCGCGAAGTCCAACCCGTCGAGCGTATCGCTACCGAGCTGGGCGACTGCGATGTCGCGAAGCCCACGCGCGCGGGACTCGTCGCTCTCCCAGCGCTGCGAGTCGTTCAGCGTGATCTTGAAGCCGCGCACAACGGGGTTGACGCAGGCAGGGTCGTCGCCGAAGGGGAGGCCCATGGCTTGGCTGATGGCGGCCTCCACGCACATCTTGCCGTCCGGCTTACCCGCGCCAGTGCAAAGACCGCGCGCAAGTATCGCTTCGAATACAGGTTGGTTGAATGCTGATAGATCGGTCATGTCAGGTTGCCTTTCGTGAGCTTCTGAATCTCGTGTCGCACCACCAAGTAGCTAGCCCATAAGCGCTGAGCTACCGGACGCTGGTGAAAGTCCGGCTTCGCGTACATCACCTCGCGCAGGAAGCCAGGTGGCACCTCGGTGTACTTCTTGCCGGGGTACCGCTTCGCATCGGCGGCGAAAACTGGCGGATCCATCGGGGGCGCGTGCAGTCCGTGCTCGTCTGCTGCGCCGGAGGCGATGCTGAACGCGTTGAATATCTCATCGCACAGGTCGTTGTGGCGGCCCACCCAGTCGACGTTAGTAGTCGCAGAAGATTCCGTGCGGGACGTCGTCCCAGTCACCGAGATCGCAGCTGGGGCACCGACCGTTGGCGCGGAGCCTGGTGCCGTGTTCTGGGCATTCTTCTGGGGCTGCTCTTTTGGGCGCTCCTCGTGGTCACCTCCACCGGCCACGTCGTCAAGCGACCGCGCAACCTTGCCCGGGCGTTTCGCGGCATGCTCGAACCGCTCGTTAGAGTCGTGCTCAGGGTCCTCTGTGACGCCACCAGCGAGCTGGCAGACGCGCAGCATGGCCGTGCGGTCGAGCGCTGTGCTCGCGATGTATGCGGCCTTGTCGCCAGCGTGAGTTGTCGCCGCGAAGGCGTACTCACGAATCTCACCGCTCTCGTGGATCAGCTCGAACACTCCGCGCCACAACCAGACAATACTCGCTCCAGCCTTGTCGGCAACAGGCTGCGCGCACACGAAGATCACATCTTTTTGCACGAGGGTGAGACCGTACGTGAGTAGCGCCTCCCGTGCGCCGCTTGTCAGCACGTGTTCGTGGCCGACGTATGGGTAGTTCTGATGCGCGTTTTTGCCCGCCTTGTTGACGACAACCGCGCACGCGATGCGCGCCAGTTTCAGCGCTTTCCCAAGTTCGCTCACAGCTCACCTCTCTTTAGCCTGTCGACCTCAGCCATGAAAATAGGCACTTCAGCGCGAATCCTCGCGATCACGGCTTCGTGCCTACGAATCGGGTACGCGCGCAGCTTGAAGCACGGTGCGCAGAGATGCAGCACGAGTAGCGCGCCCCACTCCGCGCCGGTCACCGCCAGCTCAGTCTGTACCTGCAGCTGGTAGTCCAGCGGCGGCCCCTTAGACCACACAGCAGTGGACTCCGCGCCGCTTTTCTGCGGCTTGCAGTCCTCGGTAGCCTGGCACGTGGTGGCCTTGATCTGCACGATTGAGAGGCCGAGGTCATCCGCGTTCACGTCGACGCTCTCGACGTGCGGAACGTACAGCTCAAACTTTCCTCCGGCCTTGCGCCAGCGCACACGCAGATCACTTTGTGGAGTGAGCAACAGGTAGTCCGGAGTCGCACCGAGCAGAGGACACGACGCGTCCACGCGCAGCACGCCAGCCTCGTGCAGCTTCCACCCGAACTTGCGCATCGCCATACGTGCAATCGCCGGCTCGAGATCGAGGCCGATGTCGGTCTGCTCGCTACCGGCCCACTCCTCGGCGAGTCCGGCCTTCTCCATGCGCAATTGCTCGCGCGTCTTGTACTTCGACTCGCCAAGTATAGCGGCAACGTCGCTGGCAGTTACGAGCAGCCGGCGCGCAGCGAGCCACGCTGCGCGGTCTGAGCTATGTGTCATCCGGCCCGCCTCCTGACATTGAGAACGAAATGGTTAGCTACGCCAAGAGCGACCATCAGCGCGCAACCAAATGCAGATCCATAAACAGCCTGCGATACGGCTGCGCCAAGCCAACACGCACCGCTTAGCCACAGCAGCATCACGCTGCCCCCGGGTACAGGCGATCCAGCAGCTCCACACCTGGGCAGGCCATGTCGCGCAGTACCTGTAGGCACAGGTTAGCGCTCAGCACAAGGTAACGCTCACCAGCAGCTCCAGCAGCGCGAGCAGCTCCAGCAGCGTAAGCAGCAGCGGAAGCAGCGTAAGCAGCGTAAGCAGCAGCAGCGCGATCAGCGGAAGCAGCGTAAGCAGCGTAAGCAGCAGCAGCGCGATCAGCGTAAGCAGCGCGAGAAGCGTAAGCAGCAGCGTGAGCAGCGTCAGCAGCGCAAGCAGCAGCGTGATAAGCAGCGTGCTTGCTCCCCTCTTTTTCGCAGCGGTCGGCGGCTTCGCGGCAGCGTTGGTGCGCTGGTGACGCGTCGGTGAACAGCTCGCGGAACAGCGTGGGCAGCAGCACACGGATGTGCGCCTCGGCGATACGGCGCGCGAAGTCCACACCATCGAGCGTGTCGCTACCGAGTTGCGCGACTGCGATGTCGCGAAGCCCACGCGCGCGGGAATCGTCGCTCTCCCAGCGTGGAGAGTCGTTGAGCGTGATCTTGAATCTGCGCACAGCAGGGTGGACACACGCGGGGTCATCGCCGAACGGGAGGCCCATCGCCTGCGAGATAGCGGCCTCCACGCACATCTTGCCATCGGCGCGTCCCACGCCAGTGCACAACCCACGCGCAAGTATCGCCTCGAATACAGGTTGGTTGAATGCTGATAGATCGGTCATTTGGAGTCTCCAATCCACGGTCCACGACCTAGGCGTTCGCGACCTTCGTCTGACATTGCAAAGCTGACCATCTTATCCTGTGAGTCGGCCACCCAAGCGCGTCCGCTCGCTTGGCAGTCCCATCCGGTGTAATCGCAGCCGGCTTCGAGGTAGAAGTAGCGCCCGTCCTTGAGGCGACCACAGCACACCCACGAAGGACCGTCGTTTTCGCCGTCGCTGCTCGCGTAGATCACGTCCACGTCGGCAAGCCCGAACGTATCCACGCTGCAATCACTACCCGCCGACAGCTCCGGCACCCCGGCGTTGTACGCGCCGCCAGAAAAACCAAAGGCCTCTTTCCAGTCGAAGTCGTTTATCATCTGCTCGAAATTCATTTCGTCCTCACCTGCAGCGCCACATGCGTCACCCACACGTAGCCAGCTGCGATCAACTTGTTGCGTTTCGACATGCCTCATCGTGACATCGCGCCATCGCGACTGCAAGCGCTATTTGAGCTTGCGTGCGAAATCGCCTAGCAGCTGCGCGACGACGGCGCTTTGCGACTGTCGCAACCGAGCGGCTTCCTTTCGCAGGATGCCACGCACAACAGGGTGCAGGCGAATGGTGACGGTCACGTACTTCTCAGCGGCTGGTTTTTTCTGCATGCCGCAACCGTAGTCGCGATTCCGCGCTTGCGCAAGCTGGCAGCTGCGTCTATGCTCGGCGGACAGGAGATTACGCATGACCCAAGAGAAAAAGCCACGCTCACCCAACAAGACATTTGCGCAGTCGATGCGCGACAAGCGAGATGCGCTGCATAAGCGCGTCGGAAACCTGTACCTGAAAAGCGAGGCCGCGGCGGACGCAGCGAAGGACGCAGAGGAAGCCTGGGAAGCCGCTAAGGCAGAGCTTGCTAGCGCTGACGCGTTTCTCGCCACGGTCAAAGCGCCGTGACCATGCGCGGGCTGACCACGCCGAGCTGCTATCTGCTCTCCACTGAGTGCGTGGACGACGACGACCCCACGCGCCCGCTGGAGCGTACCGTGTTCTTCGGCATCGCCTACAGGGTGGCGCCGTATCCTGCTGACAAGCCGCTACCCATCCCGGGCGTGGCACCTGCGATTGCTCAGGCCACTGTGCTAGAAAAGAGGTATGCATGAAGTTCGCCTATCTGCTGCTCGCCGCGGTGTACCTGGGTGCTGTTGCGATGATGGTAGTCGCGTCCTACAGCGTGGCCATGCTGTTCATCGCGGCAATTCGTGTGCTGACTGGAGGGGTGTGATGGCTGAGCATGACTACGAGCTGATCGCGACGGTGAAGCTTCACCGCTGCACGAAAACGGGCTGCTACGCTGCTGTTGTGGTGACGCCCGACCACGCGCGGAGTTGCACGGAGGGTATCGCCGGGTTCTCCACCGTTGGCGGCGTCATGCAGCGTGCTGGCGACATCGTCATTGAGGAGCTTGGGCGACGCGTGACGGTGGATGAGCTTGTACCGGTGACGATCGATGGCTAGGCCAGGGATCGTCTGGACCAAGGTCGCTGATGTTCGAGCGTTCATGGCTGGCGGAAAGCGGGTGGCCGGGGCGCATGCGCCGAAGTCCCTTCGCGGCATTCCATGGCCATGCTGTGGACGATGCGGGCTGATATACCTCAAGAACGACCCGACCCGCCGCGCCATAAAACAACCATGCATTACGATCGAGGACTGACGCATGAGTAAGGACAGCGACGTAAGATTCACCCCACAGCACGTGCTCAACGTCGTGCGCGAGTTCGATGAGATTGTGTGCGACCCGTGCACGGTTGCGAGCAACCCGGCGGGGGCTAATCTGTTCTACACTGAGGCCGATAACGGGCTTGTGCAGCCGTGGGGCGGAGGGCTTACGTTCGTCAACAACCCATACTCACGTGGTCAGATCTTTCCGTGGGCTGAGAAATGCGCGCTAGAAGCCAAGATCGGACTGGAGATCATCCAGCTCATCCCGGCTGACATGTCGACGATATACACCAAGTTCCTGTTCGGTAAGGCGAACGCTGTTGCGTTCTGGGACAAGCGCATCGTCTTCGACGGCTCCAATGGCGCGAAGTTCGGAAGCGCTTTTTGGTACTTTGGCGATCGGCAAGGCCGCTTCAAACGCGTATTCGAGCCACACGCCACCGTGCTATTCCTCCGGTAGACCATGCACTACGCGCATACAGACCTGTTCGCCATGGTAGAGCCTGACCGCGTCGCTGAGATGCCTGCGCTCGGTTTGCGTTATTATCAACAAGAGGCGCGCGAAGCCGTTGCGCGTGTGCACGAGGCGCATCGCGGCGCGCTTGTGGTGTTGCCTACGGGCACGGGTAAGAGCAGATTGCTGGGCGCTATCACATGGGATGGCCACATCAGGCATCAGCGCGCACTCGTGCTGTGCCCGACGATTACGCTTGTGCGCCAGATGTACAGCGACTTGCGCAAGCTCGGCCTGAACGTCGAGATGGAGCAGGCGTCGAACCGTGCACGAAGGCCGCTGCCACCGGTCGTGGTGGCATGCGTCGCGTCCATGCGTGGCGACCGGCTAGCTTCGTTCGATCCGTACGACTTCGACCGCATCGGAGTGGACGAGGCGCACCGCTGCATCTCGCCGCTGTATGAGGCGATCTTCGCGCACTTCCACGCGGCCAAGCTGATCGGGCTCACCGCAACGCCTTCGCGCTCTGATGGCGTGTCGCTTGGCAACGTCTTCGAAGAGACGGCCTACACTATGACCATGCTGCGCGCCATCAGCGAAGGGTGGCTCGTGCCGTTGCGCTTCAAGACGGCGGTCACGGACTTCGACCCGAAGGCGCTGCGCACGCTGGCCGGCGAGGTTGACCCGTCGAGTGTGGCAGCGGAGATCACGCGCTCCGGGCTCTTGCACGAGGCTGCCAACACGCTGGCAGAGCTGAGCGCTGGCGAGCGCACGGTCGCGTTCCTGCCCACCGTGGCAAGCTCGAAGGCGTTCGTCGCTGAGCTGATCGCGCGCGGCATCGAGGCTGCGCACGTGGATGCGAGCACGCCCGAGCAAGCGCGTAACGAGATGTTCGCCGCGTTCGCAGCGGGGACCACGCGCGTGATCGCGAACGTGGGGATCCTGTGCGAGGGCTGGGATATGCCCGCGTGCTCGGTGGTCGCGCTGCTCAACCCCACCAAGAGCTGGCAGCGCCTTACCCAGATGATCGGCCGCATCACGCGCCTGGCGCCCGGCAAAGAGTTCGCCCTCGTGCTCGACTTCTGCCCGGGCAGGCTGCGCAAAGGCCGCCTGGCGAGCCCTGCGGACGCGCTTGCGGGCAAGATGCTGGACGATGCGGTGCACGACCAGATGGCCACGGAAGGCGATCTCGCCACGGCTATCGCGGACGCTGAGACGAGCGCAGCGGAGATCGAAGAGAAGAAGCGCAAGGCGCTCGAGAAGGCCGAGGCGCGCAAGCAGCGTGTAAGAGAGCTGGCAGAGCTGGCGCGAAAAAAGAAGTACCGCTACGGCGTCCAGGACCACGATGCGGCGGCCATCCTGGGCGGCGCTGGTGGCGAGCAGCCTGGCGAGATGCGCTCGCACGACGTCGAGCCGTCAGAGGACGAGCTGCGCAAGGCGGCTGGCATCTGCAGCGTCAAGCAGAGCCATATCCTGCGACGGTGGGGGCTCAACCCGCGCATGTCGCGCGCGCTCGCTGGCGAGGTGATGGGCGCGCTCTCCGAGACGAACTGGCAGGTGTTGCCCGAGCGGATCAAAAACAACCCAATTTTCAAAGCGACCAGCGTATGAAGTCATCACGCCGATCGCGCATCCGCAAGCATCGGCGCAAGAGTCGCCAGCGGCGGCCATTTAGTCGCCATGGCGCAGGCCGCCACGCTTCGCCGTCTGGTCGCACCGGCAGCGTAAAACACAAGGAACGTCTCTCTATTCAGGATGCGACGCGTCGACAGGCCAAGCGATGACCGAACCGCGCGTAACTGTCGTGCAGGAACAGCGCATTATCGGCTGGCCGGACGAGCCCGGAGCCGAGCCGAGACCACAGGATCGCGCTTACGTGCTGCCGATCTCCAAGGCACTCGCGCGCAGCTACACGACAGACGCTCATTTCGCGCAGTACGTGACGCCCAACGCACGACGCCTCAAGACAGCAGCAGCATCGCTCCTACGCGTGCGGCTTGGCGTGATCGTGCTCGATCTCGACTGCGCTGAGGCACACGCGAGCGGTGATCCCGCCCCGGAGTCGTGGCGCATCGACGTGCGTCGCCAGGCAACGCAGCTACTTCGCGCCCACGGCCGTGGCTACTACTACGAGACGCGGGGCGGGGCGCGCATCGTGTACCTGCAGCCTGCGCCCTACAAGATCAGCTCAGCCGCTGATGCGCTCCAGTGGCGCCAGGACTACGCCGTCACGTGCGCATGGATGCGCCGCAGCTTCGGGCTCGAGGTGGACGTCGCGTGCTCCGACTGGCCTCGGTTGTTCCGCCTGCCACGCGCCACCCGGAAAGGCAGCACGGTGTCTGAGGACTACCTCACGCTTGGCCGCTCCGACAACATCGGCGCGCTGAGCTTCACGCCAGAGACGTGCGATCTCGACCTGGCCCGTGAGCTACTCCCCCGTGCATTCGACGAGCGGCGCAGCGCATTCGCGCCCGAGTTGGCAGATGGCAACGGCGTGCTGTTCCATGCGTTGCGCGCGCGCGGCGCGATACTGCGGCCGATGGGCGGCAAGGCGTACGTGATCCGCTGTCCCAACGAAGCGCAGCACAGCGCAGGCGGGAAGGCGAAAGACCGCGCAACCGTGCTGTATCTGCCAAGTACGGGGCAGTCGATAGGCCTGATATGGTGCCTCCACGCGCACTGCGGCAATACGAAACCAGTTGACTGGCTGAAGCATTTCAGCCGTGATGAGCTGAACGCGGCTGATGCTGCGATGAAGGGGAAGTGATGCCGAAACCGATACTCGTGTTGCTACAGGGTGAGATGATGCCGATCAAGCACGCTGCCGACAAGCTGGGTGTGGCGCAAATCACTGTGAAGCGCCGCCACCTGCGTGGTGAGCCGGTGGACATGCCGCTCTATCACTCCGGACGTGGGCGCCGTGGTGGCGTCAAACACGGTCCGGCCGACTTCGACATTGACGCTGAATGGGCTGACGAGTGCGTTGCCGAATCCGTGCGCCTGCATCCCGACGGCATGACGCTGCACGAGGTTGGCGTGTTGGTCGGACTGAGTCGCGAGCGCATCCGGCAGATCGAGGAGAGCGCGCTGCGCAAGATCCGCCTGCTCGGGCTGAGCGAACGAGAGGTGAAGCGCGCGCTGTTCGCCGACCTGCAAGTCGCGCACGAGTCGTTTGACGAACGCCACCCACCGGGTCACTGGGGCGTTGTTGCGATCGCTCCGCATTGCCGTCTTCAGCGCCCTAGCGCTAGGCCATCCGGTTTGCTGGTGACGACGTGAAAACGCAGTTCTCGTTTCGCCTAGAAGGTCCACCCGTCAGCAAAGCGCGCCCTCGCGTCACGCTACGAGGCACGTACACGCCAGCCAAGACGCGCACAGGGGAGAAGGCGCTCAAGCTTGTGGCGCAGTCGCGGCGCCCCGCTGACTGGCCGATGGACGAGCGCTACATGCTTACGATCATCGTTGGCGTGGACAACAACAGGCGCGCCGACTGCGATAATTTCGCGAAGTTGATCCTGGACGCTCTGATTGGCGTTGCATACCGCGACGACAGTCAGGTCGACGTGCTTTGGATTCAGCGCAAGCGCGGCGTCGAGCCGTTCACCAGTGCAATCGTGGAGGTCATGTAAAATGGGAGCTCAAAGAAAGACGCTGTGCGTAGACTTCGACGGCGTGATCAACAGCTATATCAGCGGCTGGAAGGGCGTCGAACAGGTAACGGACCCACCCGTACGCGGTGCCATCGAGTGGCTATTGGCGATGCTCGGCGAGGGATTTGATGTCTGCATCTACTCAAGCCGCAGCAAGGAAGCGGCCGGGGTACAGGCGATGCGCGACGCGCTCAAGCGCTGGGGCATGCATCAAGACGACATCGATCGAATCGACTTCCCGACGCAGAAGCCGGCTGCCTGGTTGACAATCGACGATCGCTGCGTGCGCTTTGACGGCAACTTCGAAGCGCTTACAGCGGACGCAATCAACAACTTCAAGCCATGGAACAAGCCATGATCAAGGCGTCATTTACGCGAGAAAATGGTCGTCGCGGCTTCATCTTCGGACTGTCAGCTCAGAACATCAAGCGGCTGCAGGACGGCCAACCAATAGCTTTTGCGATGGAGCCGATCGGAGGCACAGGAGATATCGTTATCATGTTCGGAGAGACAGAAGAAAGCATCGCTGCAGAGCTTGCGCTGCTCGGTGCTCCAGCGGAGCAGCCATGAAAACCAGACTAGAAATCAGCATCTCGTACACAGACGCCAAGGGCGTGAAGCGATACGTCAACAGTCTTGGCAACGTGTGGCTCGACACGGAAAACATGCGCGGCTCGATCGACCTGCCGCCTGGCGTGAGCCTTCATTCCCAGTCAGGCGTCTACATCAACGTGCAGAAGCCTCGCGAGCGTGACGGCGCGCAGCGCAAAGGGAACGACGATGAAATCCCGTACTGAGGTGTCACCATGGGAAGCATGACCAGACGAATCGCGAAGCGCACCATGGTGGTGCAGTCTCGCAAGAACGCGCGCTCAAAGGATCCAGGTGGAGCTGGCAAGCTCATCACCGCGCGTGATGGGCGCGTGGCGCTGTGCGTGTCATCGCGACCGCGCGAAAAAAAGCTACTCGTGCGCTGCGAAGGGCGGTTGTACCTGTGGGGGCAGCTCGAGATCTCCGACGAGGAGCTGTGCCGCGTGATGGGCGTGACGGTGACGCCGTGAGCGACGCGATCCGCGTGATCGTCTTCGCGGCAGTGCTCGCAGCATCGGCGATCGCGATGAGCGCCGGGCGCGCGCACTGCTCGTGGTGCCCGCGCTGGACGTGCTACTCGAGCGAGGCGTGCCGCGGCTGCGTGTGCCTGCGAGAGCAGCCTTGGGTCGGTGGACGGTGCGTGTCATTGGCGCCTTGACACGGCGCGTAAGCCGTAGGACTTTGCCCGACGAAAGTTGAGGCATTGAATGACACGACTACTGATTTTGGCAGCGCTGCTGTTCGCCCCCGCGCTCGCCAGCGCGCAGATCAATGTGAGCATCGCCGGCCTGTCGAGCCTGCAGGTGGATGGCATCGCTCCGGGGAACACGTGCGCCGACACGGTAAGCGGAACCCTGACGTGCACGTACGGAGGGTTTTACTTCCAGGCCACGCCGTTGCTTGGCACCGCGACGCGAGAGTGCCAGTGCTACCCCGGCAACACCGGTCCAACCGGCGCTACGGGGGCCACAGGGGCGGCTGGCTCTTCTGGTGCGACAGGAGCGACGGGCCCCGCTGGAGCGGCATCTGGTGGCTTCTACCGCGACTCGAGCGGCGATCAGGTGATCGGCCTGTATCGCGTCGACAGCGTTCCGAACTACTGGGATGGTGACGTGTGGTGGCAGGTCAGCTCGAGTACTGGACTCGCTACGCCAGACGACATAGGTCAGGCGCTGCGGTACACAGGAGCATCGTGCACAGGTAGCGTGTTCGGATCCGACTTCGGAGGCAACCGAACGTACCAGTATCGCACGAAGATGGGCACGCTCGAGATATGGGGGCCGGTGGGCAGCTTCTCATACGCCGGCACCTGCTACGGGTGGAATGGATCGAGCTGCACTGCCATTTCGTGCCTCAGTGGTCCACTGGTGGAGCTGGCGCATTTCACCAGCCCACCAGATTTGAGCAGCTACGACTTGCCGCTCACGTTTGTGGGGGACTGAATCTTCGGTAGAAGCGCACTATTGCGCTTCTACGCGTATCTCCGTCTCGAACGGGATCTTGCACCCAATTGTAACAGTGTGCGCCGAGGCGCTGCATCAGATCCCACAGCTGCCATCGGCTCCAACCGCAGGCGTCCTCTTTGGGAGGATCTATCTGCTTGAGATGCGGCGCCTCTGCAAGAAGCTCGGCATCCTGCGCGGCGAGTATGGAGCGACCGTGCGGGGTGAGTCTCACGGAGACGTGGTTGTTGATGTTGAAAGGAATCATCGCCATTCCTCACTGAGGTGTAACGGTCCATCGTGGTCGGGCAAAGAAGCCGCTTCCGCGTAGTCACAAGCGACCAACTCGGCCGCTCGGGATGGTGAGTGTTGTGCCATGTATCGCTCGTGTAGTCGGCAGGCCGTCTCAGCAAGTTCGCGGCTCTCCCAGTCACACGCGCCGAGTGCATCCCGTGCATCGATCGCGACCACGCGCGCCTGCGTGGGCATGCCGTTGAGGTACGGGGCAGCTCCGATCCACTGAGCTGACCAGCCGCCCGTGGATGTACGCTCCACGCGATACTCTCCGGTGGTCGTCTCGGCGGTGAGCTGGATTGGTTCGAAGTGCATCACGTTACCCCCGGGTACAGGCGATCCAGCAGCTCCACACCTGGGCAGGCCATGTCGCGCAGTACCTGTAGGCACAGGTTAGCGCTCAGCACAAGGTAACGCTCACCAGCAGCTCCAGCAGCGGAAGCAGCGTCAGCAGCAGCGCGAGCAGCGGAAGCAGCAGCGTAAGCAGCGCGAGCAGCAGCGTTAGCAGCAGCGTAAGCAGCAGCGTAAGCAGCAGCGTCAGCAGCGTTAGCAGCAGCGTAAGCAGCAGCGTAAGCAGCGGAAGCAGCAGCGTCAGCAGCGGGAGAAGCAGCGGAAGCAGCAGCGTAAGCAGCGGAAGCAGCGTCCTTGGTCCCCTCTTTTTCGCAGCGGTCGGCGGCCTCGCGGCAACGTTGGTGCACTGGCGAGGTGGCAGTGAACAGTTCGCGGAACAGCGTGGGCAGCAGCACACGGATGTGCGCCTCGGCGATACGGCGCGCGAAGTCCACACCATCGAGCGTGTCGCTACCGAGTTGCGCGACTGCGATGTCGCGAAGCCCACGCGCGCGGGAATCGTCGCTCTCCCAGCGTGGAGAGTCGTTGAGCGTGATCTTGAATCTGCGCACAGCAGGGTGGACACACGCGGGGTCATCGCCGAACGGGAGGCCCATCGCCTGCGAGATAGCGGCCTCCACGCACATCTTGCCATCGGCGCGTCCCACGCCAGTGCACAACCCACGCGCAAGTATCGCCTCGAATACAGGTTGGTTGAATGCTGATAGATCGGTCATTT